AGCCAGGCGGATATGCGATGGCTCCAACATATTTTCTTAAACTAACTTTCATTTTCTCTCCTTATTCTAAATCTTGATACAGTGCCTCTAGTTCATCATCATCTACAAATATGTCACCATAAAAATTAGAGGCACTATAAAAATCAGCATCAGCATGAAACTCTGATGTTTTATGTAAATACATATTCCATCCAACTTCAAATACAGGCAATGAACTAGTTCCTCTTTCTGCAATTTTTCCTACTGCAAGCTGATATCCTTTTCTTGAAGATAGGATTGCTTCTGCAGTAGGTAAAGTGAAGCTCATTTTAGCAACTTGTCCTACTTTATCTTGAACATAGTAGGTTATATCAACCGTTTTTGTATGGACAGCGCTTATATACTTGGTTTCTCCACTCGTAGTGGTCGTGTTTATTTCAGCCGAATCTGCTTCTTTGCTTATAACCTTTGCAATGCTTAAAGCATTTCCTGATAATCCTGTATCTATTTCAAAACTAAAGCTAACTTTTGCATAGTCTCCATTATTTTTTTCAGTACCAGAAGATAAGTTATTGCTCCATCTAACTGGGGCAATGTATGATGTTATCTTTGGTGGAGTGTAGTCATACGTTTGAATGGTAGATGTTTTAACTGTTGTTCGGCCTCTTGAGTCTGTGATGGAATACGATACGCTAGTATTACCTACAGAAGAGAGAACATTCGAAGTAGATGGATTGGCTGTATAAGTTTCACCGTTTACAGTTATAGTTCTGGATTTTATAGTTGCACCATATTGTCCAGTTTCAGTTCCAGTCACTGTTATCCTAGATTGTCCCACTAGATATTTTCCAAAAACTGAAGCATGCCCATTGCTGTCCGACGTAGTAAAAGACAGGGCAGGGTTGAGCGCTGCTGTTTGAGGAACGTTGACCGTTAAAGATGCAGAAGAAGATCCCAATGTAGTGTTGCCATTTTTTGTCGTAGTTGTTATAGTCGCAACACCGCTGTTGCTATTTGGAATCTGATTGTTCCACTCTAAAGGAATAGTCAAGGTTTTAGATGTCGTTGAAGTTCCTAAATCATAGGAAATTTTTTCCTCGCCCAATTCTACGGTCACTGTGTCTGTAAAGCTGGAACTTTTTTTATCTAAAGTAATAGTAACAGAAGTTGTTCCATCGGCGTCAACAGAAGTGGGGGATACTGAGACCCCCGACTTCCTTGGTATTGTTGTCAGTGTTTTTGATCCACTAGCATAAACAGTACCAGCACTTACGCCTGTAGTATAAGATGCATTAATTGTTATTGATCTGGTTCCGTCTGCATTATGGGTTACCCATCCGCTAGTCGAGCCCAATGCGGTAGATGTATTCGCACTAAACGCATGATACCATGAACCAGAAATGGCACCACTTACAGTTACTTTACATTCGTTCGTTACGGCATTCCATGAACCGCCACTAGAATAAGCAGTTACAGCTACAGTTATATATGTTCGATTGTTGTCGATCTGTTGTGTTCCCTGAGTTATTGTAAGTCCTAAGCTTACTGCCATTTATTCACCTCGCTTTATCCTTCATAAGTTAATGTAAAGTCATTATTGTCATTTGTGATTACATGTTTTCCGACTGCCATTTTTTGCAGTATCTCTGCTGTTGCAATGTAAAGTTTTTCGTTCGATATATAAGCAACTTCTGTTGCTTCAGTTCCAAAGCCAGAATAGAAACTCCACCTATTTGGAGCAAATAAAGTAGAAACATCTGCAACCTGAACAACTCCATCATCATCTTTGTATACACCATTGATTCTTAATCCTGCCTTTTCGACTTTAAAGACCGCATCGTAGTCCTTCTTAAAGCCTTGGAAACTATCATTAACATTGTCTACCTTATTATCAACAGCGTCTATCGCATCCTTATTATTTTTTATGTCAGACTTATTCTTTTCATTATCGGCAATCAGACCCTGATTTTCATCGTCGCCTTCTTTTCCGTTTAAGATAGTGTCAATGGTGTCTAATTGATCTTTAGATTCTTTCTGAGCGGTCTTTAATTCTTCTTGGAATTCCTGCATACCATCTGTCTTCTTATCAAGATTTTCAATATTCCTGATACTATCTTCAGGAGCAGGAGTCCACAGATCAGATGTACTATTACCTTTAACAAGCTTTGCCCATTCGATCGTAGTTTCAGATGTGCCGCTTGTTGGGTACTGCTTAATTCTCAAGAATGTATTCGAAGTTGCGTCAGCAGTG